GCAGCTTTCGCCTGCGCGAGCGTGGCGTACACGTCATTGTCGACCTGGGTAGCTGCGTCGCGGCTCATGACACCCTTGCGCTGAACGAGCAGCGTCCATTTGCCGTTCGGGAGTTGGTCAATGCTGTAGCTGAACGTGTTGTCTTCAGCCTGGCGCAGCTTCCACTCGCGGGAGGTCTTGGGGTATAGACCCTTGTTGTGCGTCCAGGTGAGTTTCATGATAATCATCCTCGCGTCGTTGATCGTTGCTTACCTCCAAAGCCTAACACCCGCCTGCCATGGTGGCAAGTGGGTGGGGCATCTTTCTCGGAATCTTTTCGGCTACCGCACTCGGGTCGCGGTACCGCTGTGGGTTCCGTCAAGATCCGTCAGGCTGTACGTGCTTGACACGGAGCCGCGCACGGTGGCGAACGACTCGGCGTCGCGGACGCATTCGGCGCACTTCTCGCAGGTCTTGCCGTGGGTGCTGGTGTAGGTCCAAGCCTTTTCCCGCTTGGCGCGAAGCCGGTTGGCGATCTCCCCTGTGGTCAGTTCGGTGTTGATGATTTCCATGCCGTTGTCCTTACTCGAACCGGGTAACGGTGGCGAGCCCGTCACGGATGTGGGGGATGGCTTGGATGTGCTCGGAAACCAGCCCGGTCAAGTGCTCCTTGGCGTCTTCGCGAACCTCGGAAGCGTGCAGGTTGTACTCGTTGGCCCAAGCCTCTTCGTTCACCTCAAGGGTGACGGTCATGCGAATCTTCATGTCTGTTCGTTCATCTTCCGTCATTTCGGCTAGTAACCGAGCTTTTCAGCGTGCATCGGGTCAAGATCGTGAACCTGCCCGGTTTGCTGCGTGAACAGGTCGCACAGCGAGATCATGACCTCCTTGCCGGGCTTGGTGTCGGCGATCAGGCACAGGGCCCGGTACGACCCGATCTCGTCCGCCAGGACAGCGTATATCTTGCGGTAGGCTTCGGGCTTGGTGCGATTGCTGCTCATGGTATTGCTCCTGTCTTGCGTCTTTGGTCCTTGTCCCCCAAGCCTATCCCGCTCCGATCCCCGTTGCAACCCCTGGGCCAAGATTTCTCGGGAAAGTTTCCCGACCCCGATGCGCACGGTAACATACCGCGTTGACCAGGCATGATATGCTCTCAGCATGGAATCTGACGACCTCAAGACGATGCTGCAAGTCTTCGCACATGATCTGAGGGCCACTTACCGGTGCGCTCCAACTACTTTTGTGATGCACCCGCGCGGGTACGACCGGTACGCCGAGAAGATCGCAGACGGGAAGATGGCACCGGAGTTCACGACGTGGTTCAACGCCCACGTTCGGCGCGGGGAGTACTTGGAATAGACACGGAAAAGGCCCCGCACACCCCATGTGCGGGAGCCTATGGCTTCCATACCACCTCAAGCTTACCTCACGCGTCGATCTTCCGCACCACGATGCTGTGTTCAACGCCCTGCGGATTCTCGAACGTGTTCCCGTGGGCAGGCGAGCCCCAAGCCGTGGCGAAGTCGATCGTCGGCTGTACGGCATCGGCGCACGTGGCCTCGTATTCCAGAGCATCGGGGTCGATTGCGTGGGTGGTCTCGACGGACCAGTCGCCTACGACTGTGATGTACATACCCACATCATACCAGGTCAACGCCGGGTTTTTGGCAGTTTGGGCCTGAGCAAGAGCGCGATGAACAGGATCGCAGCGGGCCACGCGAGGACTGCAGCGATAGCGAGGATGAACTCAAGCCACCCCACTACTTTCCGCCCCCGTTCGGCTTGGGATTGCAGCAGGGGCACCCGGGCCCGCAGGCGTTGCACTTAGTCATGGTCGTGTCCTCTCATCTTCCGTAGGTACTTGCGTTCGGCTTTGTCGAGCTGGCGCCGAGCCTTCGACATGCGGCGATCAACCTTCGCCTGCTCGGCATAGGTGGTGACGATTAGCCAGTCGGTTCCGGTTTGCCGTTCCGGTTCAGGTCGCTCGTCAAGAGCGTCACTCCATGCCATCGGGGTACTTCCCTTCGAAGTGCAGGCTTTTCGCGATGTTCAGGCAGTCGGCACAGTCGGTTTCGGTCCGGTCCGGCTTCGGGTGCCACGGAGCACAGCGACAACCCGTGGGGATCTTGTCGTTCCCGACGCCGCACAGCGCGACCGAACCCCACTCGGTTTGGTAGCCGATATGGTACGAAGCGGGGTATCCGTCCCAACTGTTATCCGGTTTTCCCCACTTGATGTGTCCAGGGTTGCTCTTGATCACGTACAACTCATCGTCTGCGGTGGCACGCGGGATCGGTTCGGTTCGCTGAGGGAACAGGTCGGAAATGTCGAATGGTTCCATCGTGCATCCTCTCGTCATGGTGTCTTTGGTCCATCATAGCATGAGACCCCCACCCTTGCGGGTGGGGGCCTGCGAGCTATTTGCCATTACCTGGCATGTACTTCCACGACACGGAATCACCGTGTTCGTCCATGCGCATGGCGATCCGAGGTCCCTTCGGATCGTTGTCGAGATTGACAACGCCTTGCCAGATGGAAGCACCGAGTTCGTTCATGAGCGCGGCCAGTTGTTCGGCCTCGGCCTCTCGGGTGTTGTCGTCCATCATTCATCCTCTTTGGTTTGGGTGAAAGTGAGAAAGGTGAATTGCCGCCCAGTCATGGGGAAGCATGTCCGTGACAGGCAATGCGAAATCACACAGTGCACAAGTCACTTTGTGCCCGTTCTCTACCGGTACAGCCTTGATAACGCGCTTAGGGGTGTTTTCGTCCATTATTCTGTCTCTCACTTCTCTGAGAATCCGGTCAAGGTAGCGAGGCCGTTTCGCATCTCGGGGATGCGCTCAACGGCACTGCGCATCAGGTACCCCAGATGGTCGGTGGCGTAGTTCCTGGCCGCACTAGGTTCCAGGTCGTATTTGTACGCCCAATCAGCCTCGTTCACCTCAACGGTGACGGTGTACTGGATCTTCATGTCTGTGTCCTTCCGTCTTGATGGGCCCGACCGGAGCCGGGCCCTTGATCCCTACTTGATGACACCCTGGGCACGCATGCTCGTTTCGAACGCGATAAGAGCATCCCAAGCACGCGTGACCCGATCACCTTCCGCGTCGATGAACGCGATGAACTGTTCACGAGTCATACCGGTGTTTTCGTGTCCCGCAGCCATGGCAAGGTGCACCTGGTCTGATTCCTGAGAAAGGGTGTGCTTTTGCTTGGCGATGGTTCCCGCGATGTCCATGTCTTGAGTCCTCTCATCGTTGGTCGTACCCCAACGATAACACCTCCAAGTCAGCATCGGCAAGGGGGTGGGTCTGACTTTCTGAGACTGTGTTTTCGCAGGTCACCGCGACTTGTCACGAGATTTCCGGTAATCGCACGGCCACGGTTGGTTGCAAACACAGCAATCAAGCGGAGCGTAACCGCACCGGACGCCCCATCCGTCGCAATCAGGGTCGATGCACTTCCACCGATGCGGATGATGAGCGCCGTTCGGCTGGCACGGTGTCTCGGGGTTCACCCTGACCATTTCACCCATGGTGCACCTAGTTCAGTCGGAGATCATTGATGGTTTCGGCTTGGATGTGTTTGGCAACGTTGCCAACGCCGTTGTTCTCGAATCGCGCAGCCTTCGCGGCCTTGAGTTCAGCGGCTAGGGCGGCGTTCTCGGTGGCCCAGTCGTCGATCGCTTCCAGGAGCACGGCTTGGTTGTGGTCGGCGGAGCGTCGGGTCTTGGCCAACGCAGCGCGCAGGCGATCGACTTCGGCGAGCAGTTCGGTAACGGTGCTGTCAAAGAGCTTCGCCAGGTTTCGAGACTCCTTGTCGCGAATCTCGGCTAGCCGTTCCTCGGTCATGGGTTCCGACATGTCGTGTCCTTCCGTCGTGGTCATATGGTCTTTCCCCGAGTATAGCAAAACCCCGCACACCCAGGTGCGGGGCCTGTCACATGTAGGCCGTATGCATCGACGCAACGGCGTATGTCGAGATCATCCACAACATGAGAATCAGAAACATCCCCATTGCGGCTAGATCCCAATCACTCGGATCGATCACTAGACGCCGTGTTCCTCTTCTAGTTCATCGGCGAGATCACGCAACGCCTGCTTTTCGACCGACCCTTGCGGGTAGGCCTCTTTGGCATGCGCTCGTAGCAACTCCGGAACGGTGTTGCCGAGAATTACCAGAACGGCGCGCTGTGCAGATTCCTGTGAGCGCGTTGGCTGTACATGATAGGGACCCATGTCGTCGTCACGAGTGTTGTGTAGCTGTCCTGCGTCGCGCAGGCTGTTCCACAGCCGTTCGGCTGCCGCGTCGAGCGCGTCTTTCCCGATGTGTGACCACGGCGCGTCCTGCACGTCGATCGGGCGCTGTTTTCGCTTCGTCACGACTTGCCCCGCTTCGGCGTGTGTTTGAACCACGACTGTTTCACGCGGTCAACGGCTTCATACTCGGTATCGTCCGTGATATCCTGCTGCCCCTTCGGGGCAGCGAACGGTGTCCAAGCCGGTGTCTTGGACTGTCCGTAGTCGCGCTTCACACGAGCCATCACTTATCGCCATCCAACATCGCGTGGCAGTCTTCGAGGCGTTCTCCGCACGTACCGCAGATACCCGCGTCGTCGTTGTGATCGTAGTCCGAATCGTTGTCGTTGTACCGCATGTGTTGTCCTTTCATCGTGTCTAACGTTCCCCTACGCCTCTCCCGTCCTGTCAGCGGGAGAGACGACAGGCAGCGTTAGCTGATCGTGGTGGTATCGATGTAGGCGTGTCCGCCGTACCGCTGTTCCCGCTTGTGAGCCTTGGCCTGGTACTTTTCGGCCTCGACAGGATCGGCGAAGATCTTGTAATCAGAGAGTGCGTCTTCGCTGTTGAACGAGCAGACCACGTACACCTTCTGTCCCTTGAGTTCCATGTCATGCATCCTCTCGTCTTTGTCGGAGTCTAGCACTCCCCTACCGGCTCCCTTCCGGGAGCTGGACAGGCAATACTAGAGCTTACGAACGTCCTTCGGGTTCCACTCCCCAGCGGGGGCATCGACCAAGATCTCGTTGTACCGGACGCCGTTCTGCACGCGGGTGTAGGTTTCCAGGACCACGGCGTCACGGCCGAAGGACATGTGTCGAACGGTGTCACCGACTTTGATCATGTTCTGGTTGATGTCCTCAACGGCCTTGCGCTGGATTTTCTGCATGTGCCTGTCCTTTGATCGTTTGTCTTTGGTCTGTCAACCATAACACCCCCTCACGAGGGTCCGCAAGGGGGTGTCGAGGTTTTCTTAGATTGTGTGTTTGTGCAAGTCAGTCGGCAACTCCGAGAGCTAGCGCAGTCGGACAAGGGTATTCCTGGTAGTGGGTACTGACGGTGCACTCTTCGCACATCCTGTTGCCCCATGAGTCCATAGTGTCGGACGGCTTGTGCAACCGCAATGCCGCGTCGATCTTCGCCTTCGCCCCGGTCAGTTCGTCATCAAGATCGAACACGATACCGCGAGCCTCGGCAAGCTCGGCACGCAGGGTTTCGGTCGGCATCGGGAAGTTGTACATGGGGCCCGAGTCGCGAGTGGGGTACTTACGTTCGGTCATGATCCTTGCTTCTTGTCTGTGTCAGCGTTGAGTTTGACCAGCGCGGCGGCAATCTTCTTACCAGCGTCGCTGAATGCAGCGGACACACGCTCGGCAGCGTCTTTGAAGTACTCCGCGCGCTCGATTTTGGCGAACGCGAGCCGGTCTGCAAGATCTTGACGCGCTGCCATCTGTCCAGCGGCACGAGTGCGCTCGCGATCCTCGTGGATCTGGTCAAGACTCGCGACGATGCCGTCCGTTTCAGCGATGAATGCCGCAACGATCTGCGCATCTGTCGGGGGCATCTTTGGTCGATCAGTGCTCATCGTGTCCTCTTTCTACCTGTTTCTTGGCATCTTCTACGCGCGTGTCCTTCTTGACGTCGCGCTTTGCAGCGCGGTCATCGCGTGAAGTCCGCGTGGTCGGTTCGTGTCTCTCCGGGTTCGGCTGCCTGTTGTGCCAGAGGGGCATAGTTTCTCCTAGTAGTTGGGGGTTTTCCAGTAATTTTCCGAGATGAGTTCGTCGCGCTCTTCCGTTACCTTGGCGATGAGTTCGACGTGCCCGCGTTGGGCAGCCGCACTAGTTGCGAGATCACGTTGTAGTTGATCGACCGTAGCCATCAGTTGCAGTGTGGTGGCGTCGTAATGTCCAGGCTTACGACGCATGTGGTTACGGAGCATGTCGAGCTCATCCGGCGTGAACGGTGTGAGCATGTCTTTGGTCCTTATCGTTAACGGGGCCAAACCGTTGTGCCGGTTCGACCCCTTGTAGATGATGCGATCTCTAGATTATCATGCGCGCGTTAGTTCAGTACGTAGTGCAACGGCGAGTGGCACCTACCGCAAACATGCATGTCCATGTGCCGGTAACGCCGGTGCCTCGGTCCCAGGTCGTGGCCACCGGTACACACAAGCTGGTACTTCGCTTCGGGCATACTCACGCTGGCGTCTGCGCAGCGTTGCGGTTTCGCCCCGATCTTGCGAGCCATCGCACGCCACTTCGGACCGTGACCCGCACCAGGTGTAAGCGCGTGGGCTATCTCGTGAAGAATGGTGTCGTGTACCTCTGCGGGGCCGTTCAGCGCAGCGTAATGACGTGACAGCGTGATCTGCTTCCGCTTATGGCTGCACTGTCCACAGCGGCGCTTGGCGTTGTCGAAGGCAAACGTCCAACCGTCGAGGTTGTGCAGGTGCATCAGGTTGCGAGCGTGCATCGCTGCGTTATCGAGGTCCATCTCTTGCATCCTTCCGTCTTTGGTCTTGCCTCAACAGTACAGGATGCCTGCGAGCCTGCGCAAGGGGGTGACTTGCCAAACCTGCGAGGCGGGTGTATCGTGAGACGTACGACCACGACGAAAGGACCCAAGATGACAGTCAAGCTCCACAACCTCCCGGCTCCTTACCGTAAAGTTCTCGCAGCCGCTGAGCACGAGGCGCACCTTGCGTACGCAGATGCCATCAACCACGAATCGCCGGACTACGATGAGACATTCGCCCGTGCGCACTTCGCGTACACCGACATGTGTGAAGGGCTCATGGTCTGCTACACGTACGGCTGCTACGAGCGCACCGACCTCGGACAGTACTGCGACGAGCACAAGACGCGCGAGGTGCTGGGGTTGTGAGGAAGCGCAAGCTGCAAGAGATCAAAGACATGATCGACGCTACCACCAAGCGTATGATGCTCGTGGCCGACATGAGCGACGACGAACTTCGCGAAACGATGCGTAGCCCGGTCGCGGAGGTGCGCACCATTGCGAACAACGAAGCGGCTCGCCGATGGGCGGAATCGCTCATTTCCAAGGATGAACAGTGACCGAAGACGAACGACTTGCCGAACGGGCACGCCGCATCCACGGTGACAACCCGTTCAGCCCTGAGAACATGGCGCGAGACGCGAAACTGAACGGTGCCGAACGTGACGCCGTTCCGGTTGAACGAACCATCGACGCACTGAAACGACACCAGGAAGAGGACGAATGGATATCGTAGAAAAGCACGCCTACGCGCGCGAAGAGCCGTTGTACGTGATCGAGATGACCAGAAACGACGTGATCGACCTGGTACACGCCGCGCACACGCATGCGGACACGCTTACAGCGGATGAGTCCAAGCGCCTCAAGGGTGCCGCGAAGCGGCTCTCTGAACAGGCTGTCTACTTCAACTAGGGGAATCATGACAGCGGTACACTGGGCGCACGCGGCGCGAGCGGTAACGCAGCACGCGTACAAGAACCGGATCGCAGGATTCCCTTCCATCTGTGGGAGAGGAAGGTACCCCCAGGACCCTTTCTCTCCCGCAATTCCCGTTCCAGCGTGCAAGCGATGCGCCATGTGGGCAAAACCGCCCGACACCGAGACGCTGGGCGGCGCGACAGAAAGAGGATACCCATGGGCACAGGAAAGCGATTGGCATCGATCACGCAGCACCGAGCGACACCGTTCGCGCGTACAGCATTCGCAGTCTGGGGCATGATGGCTGAAATCGTCGGAGCAACCTTAGTCGTCGGCACGGTTGCTGTAACCGCGCTGGCGGTCGCCGCTACCAGCCTCGCACTGTAGGTCTGAGAGGATATGAACATGACCGAAGATAGGCAACCCGACGCCGCTGACCACGCGTTCGAGTTGGTAGAGCAGGTGAATCGACTTGCCAAGATCGCGCCGACGATGAGCGACTGGGAGCACGACAAGAAGACGCCCAGTGAAGAGCAGGTGTCGGCGGCGCGAGCCATCGTGTCTGGCGGTACGGAGTTCCGTAAAGCACTCTGGGCGCTTGAGACGGTAGCTGAGAGCATCATCAAGGCACACGACGATGCTCAGGCAAAGCGCCTTGACGCATTCTTCGAAGTGCCGATTGAGGGAGTGTGAACCCCGAGGTGTTCGCGGTACTGGTAGGCCTCACGGCCATGATTGCTTTCGTAGTGCTGTGCTACTGCGTGCAACGCACGTTGGACAAGCGCCCGTGAACGAGCGGAAGGGTTGGGTGATGCTGGCTATCGGCATCGGTGTATGCCTGCTGGCGTGGATCGGTTTCGCAGCGATGGCACATCTGTTCAGCATCGACTTCGCAGAGAGGATTCTCAGGTGAACACTGATGCGCTCATGATGGCTTTTACGCCTGCCATAGCCTTCATCGGCTCGGCGCTGGCGTTCTACACGGCAACCAACTCCGGTGACGGCGATCCGAGTCCACATGTCCTCAGAGGCGATTCGATAGACGAACCGTGGGGGATACCCCAGCATGTTCGGGAACATTTGCTTCCCGGGAGTGTATTGCTCATGCTTCCGCGTGACAAGGGCATCAAGCACGATACACGACAACTGGTAAAGATCATCGACACGGAAGGAAACGAAGATGCGACGACCTGAAATCGACATGCTCACGGCAGCCGAAATCGCCGAAGAGTTCGGGCTCAACCTGGCGTATGTGTACGCGATCACGGGTCCGACGAATGCCCACCGCGATGCGGAGTTGTTCCGTCACCGCGTGGAAGCTGACGATTCCTGGCGGAAGGCGTACAACCCGAAAGCGCGGTACGTCTATCCAAGGCGCGAGGTAGCTCGCTGGTACCGAGAACGGAAAGCGTAAGATAAGCGCCCCTCTTGTAGGGGCGCTTTTTCGTGCGACAATAGGACCATGAACGGCTTCGAAAGCATGGACCTAGGCGTAGCGATCACCGATGCCTTCGACGATCTCACTAGAGAGAAAGTCGACTACGCCGCCGACCCCTCGCGTTGGGCTGCTGAGCGCGGGAAAATGCACATCTGGTCGAAGCAGCGCGACGTCATGGAATCGGTCCGCGATAACCGACGAACCGTGGTGCGTGCTTGTCACTCCTCGGGGAAGTCGTACATTGCCGCTACAACGGCGTGTTGGTGGCTAGATTCCCACCCGCCAGGTGAGGCATTCGTACTCTCGACTGCGCCCACGGCACCACAGGTACGCGCGATCCTCTGGCGAACGATCGGCAGGATTCACCGCGCCGCAGGGCTCCCCGGTCGTTGCAACCAGACCGAGTGGCACATGCCCACCACCGACGGTCAAGGCGAAGAGCTGGTAGGCATCGGGCGCAAGCCTTCCGAACACTCCGAAGGTGCCTTCCAGGGCATCCACGCGCGATACGTGTTGGTGATCCTCGACGAGTCCCAAGGTGTTCCGAAAGCCTTGTGGGATGCTACCGAGTCGATCGCTTCGAATACGCACGCGCGCGTGCTGGCGATCGGTAACCCGGATGTGACCACCGGTCCGTTCGTCGACGCGTGCAACTCGCCTTCGCTGTGGAACGAGATCCATATCGGCTTCAAGCACACGCCAGCATCCACGGGTGAAGAGGTACCCGAAGAGGTCGCGGACGGTCTGATTTCGCAAACGTGGGCGGAGGATCGGGCGATGGCATGGGGTGCGGACTCTGCCCTGTATCAGAGCAAGGTGCTGGGAGAACTGCCTACGGGTGACGTCGATCCGTGGCGGGTCATCTCGGAAGAGGACGCTGCCAAGTGCCGGTACATTGATGAGGCGTATGAAGATGACCCCGAGGCGGTGCGCATCGGTGGTATCGACGTCGGTGGTGGTGGCGACCGCACGGTGATCGTGGAACGTGTCGGATCGGCCGTGAAGCGTATCGAGGCATTCTCGGATCGCGACCCTATGGCTACGGTCGGCAAGCTCGTCCACCTGATCGAGGAATGGAACCTCGAAAAGGTCCGTGTGGACGTGATCGGCGTGGGGTGGGGCGTCAGCGGAAGACTTCGCGAAGTGCTCAAAGAGCGGGGCAGCAAGTGCAAGGTGCAAGGTGTCAACTTCGCCTCCCGGTCGACACAGCCGAAGCGGTTCGCGAACATCAGAGCTGAGGCGTATTGGAACGGCCGCGAGCTGTCCCGCAATAAGGCGTGGTCGCTCGCGTCGCTGGACAATGATGCGATTGCCGAACTGACGGTACCCCGGTACAAGATCGCAGACAGCTCAGGCAAGATTCTAATCGAGGCTAAGGATGATATCCGGGAACGGCTTGGGCGATCCCCTGACATCGCAGACGCGCTACTCCTCGCGTTCTACGACGGGACTGGGAACGCCGAAGCGCATGACCCCAGACAGGCATACGCTGGCGCGCGGCTCGATCAGGTCGCAGGGACGTACAGCCACTTCGGCGGTCCGCAAATCGAAGGGCTGCCGTTCTCGATTCCGACCCCACTTGGGAACCGTCTGACACGCTAAAGAGCGTCCGCTCTCCCCCGGGGAACGGACGCTCTGCATAGGCCTTGCGGCTGGTTCTAGTTTACCAGGTCAATCACGATCCTGCACACGAGCGCACCACTGGCAGACCGTTTCCAAGTTATCGTAGCTGTCAGGTTGGAACCAGACACGACGAACGACTTTGAGCATCTTCTCTGGCGGCGTACGGCCGCAGTTGTTTACGCAGTGCCCATCGCGGGTTTTGATGATCGGGGCGAACATCTTGTGATCACCACCGATCGGGGGCAGTTCTACGGTGTAAATGAGATCTTCCATAACAGACGCGATCACCGGGGCAGCCGCGAAACGAAGATCTCGGGAACGAGGGCACCCGGGTTGTCGGTCATCGACACGAGGCGGGTTCCGACCGCGTTGGCGTAGGTGCGGGCCCGCATCTCCCAAGCGTTCATGAGGGTGGCGAACTTCGCGGCGTTGGTGAGGTCACCGGCCTGTCGGGCACGAGCAGCGCGGTTCCGGTCGAGGTTGCGCATCGTGGTGGCCTGGTTCAGGAGAGCGAGAGCAGTCATCGTCTTGTCCTTTGCGTCGTGTGTCTTGGTACCTCTCCAAGGTATGCCGTTCGGGGCCGACCGTCAAGGGTTCCGGGACAAGTTTTCAGGAATTATTTTGTAGGGGCCCACCGCAACCGTGCAACGGGGATGGTGCTAGGCTAGGTGTACACGATGAGAGGATCAACGATGAACGTCACTACCTGGGAAGCTGTTAAGGAGACGAACGCGTGGACGGGTGAGGTCAAGACCCGCCACCTGCGCCACTACTCGAATGACGCGAAGACCGCCCGCACTTACTCGCAGGTCTATGAGCTTGACGGGCGAATCTACTGGTCAGCGAACATCTACGTGGCGAACCGGCCTGATCTGTCCCGCCTGGTGTACGGTACGTATGCCGCGGTTCCCGGCTCGCTCGCGGTGGCGAAGATGCGCGCTTCGCGATTCGCGCTCGACGCGCTGCGGAAGGCGGAAACACACACGCTCGCAGCCTAACTCAACCTAACGACGCCCCGGACTGTACGAACGTCCGGGGCTTTTTCATGTCCGAAAGTCAGAGCAGTGCTCTCGTTTGTGCTACCGTCTTTGTACGTGTGACGCAACGATTACAAGAGAAATAGGAGGTGACAGCCATGTCAAGTGACTGGCGATTGGCACAAAGCCTCGAAGTCCTGCGCGACGAAATCGAGGCCAAGTACCCCGGTACGACCGTGTGGACAATCGGGGACAGAAACCATCAGAACGGATATTCGGACCACAACCCGTCCGAATGCTGCGACGTTGTGTGCGCGGTGGATGTCCTCGGGGATCACGGACTGAACTTGCCTTCGTTCGTGTCGCACCTGGTGACGCACCCGCACCCGAACATGCGCTACGTGATCTTCAATAGGAAGATCTACGAGCGAAGCAACGATTTCGAGGCTCGGGAATACCACGGGTCGAACCCGCATGACCACCATGTTCACGTGTCCGTAGGTAACGGCCCCGATGGTCGCGGAACGCGCGACTACGACAGCACAGCGGGTTGGGGCATTGCCGATCTCGGCGAGCCTATGAACCCCGGCAAACCCAGCAAGCCGTCAAACGATTGGACTACGGAGGTCATCATGTCGATGCCGACACTGCGCGAGGGTGCCAAGGGCACCGACGTGAAACGCCTGCAAGGGCTGCTCACTGCGAACGGGTACTCCACCACGATTGATGGCGACTTTGGCCCGAGAACGGAACGACAGGTCATGGACTTCCAGAGCGACCACGCCAGGCCAGTTGACGGCATCGCGGGACGAATCACCTGGACTGCTCTCCTCGGTGCTTAGGTGTTTCCTGATCTGAGCCCCGAGGTATGGACCGCTGCGGGAATCGTCGGGGCAGCGCTACTAGGCGGTATCGTGGGGAAGGTGTGGAGACCATTGCGACAGACGATCGCGGCAATCGATGTTGTAGCGGGCCGACCCGAACGTTACCCGGGGGACGAAGAGACACGTCCTGGCCTCGCTGAGCGTTTGGACAACATCGACAAGGTACTAGCCAAGACCAACACCAACGTGCAGGCAATGCGTGCCGAATTGGACGCTGTGACCATGCATGTACAGAGCCTTGAAATGGAGTGTCCGTCATGAGCGGGCCACGAGCAACCGTGTACGCCTTCGGCCTGACAATGATTGCGCTCTTCGCGTTCTATGTCGACGCCGAAGCCAAGGAAATCGCATTGTGGCAGGCGGCGTTGGGAGCGGCGATTCCGTTCGGCGCGCTCGTCCTTGCGTTCGTGAGAACGTTGCCGCGCAAGCCGAAGGCGGACGCTGATAATGCCTGAGTGGTGGCTAGTCGCGCTGGCATCGCTCGCGGCTTACCGAGTGACACGACTAGTCACCTCCGACAAGATCACGGAACCGATCTTCGAGCGTCTGCGCTGGTGGTTCGAACAACAGTGGCTCAAAAAGCACATGCGGGACGAATCTGTTCCCGATGACGAGTGGAATTCGAAGTGGGCTTACCTTCTCTCATGCCCGTGGTGCCTTGGATTCTGGGTGTGCGGGGTGTTCACGGTGGTACTATCGTTGGCGTATGGACTCGATTACCCGGTACTCACATGGTTGGCGATGTCAACCGTGGTCGGATTCTTGGGGCGCATCGACGGGGATTAGGGCATCACATGGAACTTCCGGCGTTCGGCACCACGCTTGTAGCGTCCGCTTCCGTGCTGTCCCCTGGTCGCACCTATACACCGCAATACAACTCCGTGCAGGACCAACTGTGGGATTACTACTACCGTCTTGAAGAGTTCTCGGCTGCGGTCAACTGGAAGGGCAACGCGCTGTCACGCGTGCGCTTGCTCGCAGCCGAGTACATCCCCGGTGGT